ACGATAAATAGCCTTGGTATACATTTGTAAAGAATTCGGTTCTATTTTTTATATATGTATATCTTAGAATGTCACTTGAAGATATACCAAAGAAATTCCAATATGTTCTTATTGATTCAAAATTTGTGAGTGGTACAAATAACATATTTTCACTTGATCTTACATTGGAATCAAATACACATGTTGAGGATATGAGTCAAGTCATTGGGATTAAGATAGTTGATTTTTATATCACACAGGTTGGGGATGCTGATACTGGAAATGGTTTCCACACAGATATTGCTAAATTTGTGGATATCGTGTGTCCAGAAATCCCCAAGGTTGCGCAGATTTTAGATGAACGCCATGGACAAATACTGGCGAGAGTTCCATTAGAGCGACACTTCACACCAAACTCTGCGACTGTGATACGAGATAAACAATGGAAAGGTTTGAATCGTCAAATGAATTATTTCAATCCAATTTCGATTAAAAAATTGAACTTTACAATTTATGAACAACAAGATGACGGTGACTACGTTCTTCTTCAACCAGATGCGAGTTGGTTTATGATTCTTGAAATCGTTACAGTAAATGTTAAGGAGAAACCAAAGAATAAAGATAATCAAATGTTACAGGTGTTCGAAAAGTTACTTGGTAAAATTGATATTCTCAATCAAAATATACAGAGATTACCAGATAAACCTCCCGAGGAGTCCCCTAAAAAATATTCGTTTGGATTACTTGTTGCAATACTAGCAGCAATTTTTGGGGGATTTATGTGGGTCATGAATAGGGGCTCACCACAACCAGTACAGTTAAATCCAAGATAACACTTACTGGTATAAAAGATACAAACTTTATTTCAGTAAATGATTGAAGATATTATTAATAAATTTCAAGACGTCAAAAGTATTCCATCTCGTGAAGAGATAGAAGCTGTGGCTTCTTGTGTGTGTGATGAGAGAATACTCACGGAAGTTGAATTTAGTATCGCAAAGATGTTAGACGATGAAGAACAGTGGAAAGAACTTAAGATTAGATGGAGGCATCGCTGGTGCTAGACTTCTTCTTGCTGACAACTGGGGCGGGCTTCTTTTCCTCCTTGACACAAGCACACTTGCAGACACCTTCTGGTCCTTCTGAACCGGCAGGACCGGCAGGACCTTGGGCACCAGCTGGTCCTTGGGGTCCGGCTGGTCCTTCACGACCAGCACCATTCGCGACGGTATCCACAATCTTTTCAAGTAGTTCATAAAGTCTCGCTTTATCGAGACGGGAACGAGTCATTTCATCTTTAATTTCTTTTCGCAATGATTCCATTTTATTATATATAAAAGCAAGATTATCTTTATACCAAATGATCGTGATAGGTCCAACTCTACTCAGTGGTATTGGGCAACAAGCAAAAAAATATAGTCAATTATTTAGTGAGACATGCTTTCATACGATTGGGAGTGAACTCCCTGAGAGTGAACATGGTCTGGTAGTACTTCTCCCAATTCAACAACATATGGAATATGTAAAGTATATCAAAACTCGTGTGAAGAATCTTGCCTGTATGACATTGTGTGAAACTGAAACTGTTCATGAAGATTATGGTCTCATCATGAAAGAGTTTAAGAAGGTCGCAGTACCCAGTGAATTCTGTAAACGAGTTTTGGCTCGTCAGTTTCCTGAGAATGAGTTCTATATCATACACGCATACGTTCCACAACCACCCGAGAAACCCTATACGTTTTATCATATTGGGAATATCATAGATCAACGGAAGAACTTTAGAGATATCCTCGAAGCCTTCATTCGTCTCAATGAACCAAATACCCGCCTCCTCGTTAAGGCAACCTGTAACAGACCTATTGAAATCAATATCCCAAATGTTGAAATCATTAATGGTCTCGTCTCAGACAAAGAGATGGATGATATTCATAATCGTTCGGATTGCTATGTAAGTTTTTCGAGTTCCGAAGGTATTGGTATGGGTGCGGTTGAATCGGCACTGCGAGATAAACCTGTGATTATTACGAACTATGGGGCTGCCCCAGAATACATTAAGACACCCTATACGATTGAGTGTGGACTTCAAGAGTTGGAGATGGATGATTTTCTCTTCAAAAAGGGAATGTTATGGGGTAAACCAGATAAAAATCAACTCTTGGAGTTCATGAGAGATGCATATACGAAAAGAATTCGTTCGATGGATCATGAATATACAAAGACATTAGTGAGTGGAAAGAATGTATTACATGAATTCGTTTTCAATATAATTGGTAGCCAGAACAACGAGACCAATGAGGATAGTACCACTCATCAATGAACCTTTTTGAGCGATGAGCGTCATCACGATATCATCGACGGGCTGGATTCCAGTTGGTTTCTTTATAATTTGAGGTAGAACGATAGCGAGTGTGAGGTAAATAGCCATAGCTATTATTACAGGTCTAAGGCTGTCTTGGTCGAGAATCATTCTTTACATTAGCTACCGATTTTAATTCCATCCAACTGGCTCAAGAGACCACTCACATCCATTCTATCTCCCAAGACTACAGTAGTCACTTTGTGTTTTCTACAGAAGTCTCCACACACAGCTTTAAAGTTACACTTCTTACCAGACATTGTGATTGCACCACATATTTTGTGATGTGTGCGCTGTTCAAGAACTACAACAGGGACTGTATCAAGTACCACGATTGCAGTATTCTTTTTGGTATTATTGTATTTGATGTACGCCATTTTACACTTCCACGTGGCATCCGCCAGTTTATAACATTTATCATTTGGTTCTCTGAGACGGTACATCTTCACCGCATCAGAGAGACAGGCATTCCACATAGTATCACGGATGACTTCCATTTTTAGTTTCAGTTTGGAAACTTTTTGGTGACTTAGGCGCTCTCTCCACCAATTTGAGCCAAGTAAGGATCAACTTGTCCCGCAAACTCCGGGCATTTCTCGGATGTTTTTCGAGTCACCATATCTTGAACATTGATGATATGTTCTTTGAACTTCTTAACATCGATTCCAGTTGCGTTATGAATTTGGGATTCTGATGCAAAATCATTGAGTGCGTAAAAGTAACCAGCGGCGTAGTTGGCATGTAAAAGTGCGATGACTGGGGATGCGTCCTGTTGAGCGGCGACTGCATATCGAGCTGATTGTCGTACAAGTTTTTCAATCGCTTTGTTCATACCTCTCGTCTTGTTTTGCATGATGAGATAGAGAACAACGATCGCAGCTATAAGATAAAGGTAAGCCATCTTCTATAGGTAAGAATGAAAATAAAATGGAAATATAATTGCTACTTGTGCGAGTGTCCACTCGATATCTTCTACAAAAAAGAACATCGGTATGAAATGAAATTACTTGACAAATTTATGGAACTCTCCAAACTTTCGTTCCAAAATAATGTATCCATGTACAAGTTTTTTGGACTCAAGGTAAAACGTGTGTGCAAATGTTGTTTTGAAATGAAGATGAGTTATAATCCACACCTCCATACCATGCGACAGTGTGGTATCATGAAACTCGTACCCCCTCCATCGACTGCTATCTCCTATAGACGACTTGGGAACTGGGCGCGACACTTAAATATATTTATCGATGAGAATAAACCTAAGTAAAGAAATGGCGCTCTTGAAATTAAAGAAAGATGGGTGAAAGCATTCAAAAACTTACGCACATTGAGCATGTCCTTAAGAGACCGGATTCGTACGTTGGTCCGGTGGACATCACATCTGAACCGTACTGGATTCTTAACAAGTCTAATAATCAATTCCAAAAAAAGAACCTCTCTTATTCGCCAGCTTTACTTAAAATTTTTGACGAAATACTGGTCAACGCGATTGACCGAAACTCAGTTCATCCAAAAAATGTTACAAGCATTTCAGCAAACATAAACAAGGAGACTGGGGCTGTCACTATCGAGAATAATGGTCCTCTCGGTGGTATTGGGGTACGCATGCATGAAAAGGAAGGTCTTTGGAATCCTGAATTGACGTTTGGTCATCTTCTCACGAGTACAAATTACGATGATACTCAAAAGCGTATTGTTGGGGGACGCAACGGGTATGGGGCAAAGCTTACGAATATTTACTCCTCGGAGTTCTCAATCGTCATTAAGGACCATGAAACAAAACAGGTATATTCTCAAACATGGCTCAATAACATGACCAAGTGTAATCCACCGATAATTGGTAAGTATGCGGGTGCATCATCTTCCGTGTCTATTACTTTTATTCCAGATTGGAAACGATTTGGGATGAAGAATATGGACGCCTCTATTTATAAGATTTTTGAGAAACGGGTGTGGGATGCAAATATTTGCACAAGTTCAAATTGTAAGATTAAACTTCAAGGTGAAGTTCTTGACAAAATGACCTTTGAAGCGTATGCCAAAATGCATGAGGGTATTGGGGAGTTGTGTACAGTTACAACCGAACGGTGGACTGTATGTATTGGTCCATCCGAAAATGGACTTGAACAGGTTTCGTTTGTTAATGGCATCTGTACGACCAAGGGTGGAACGCATGTGGATTATATCACATCCTTTGTGGCTTCTGGTATCATTGATGAGATGGCGAAGAAAATCAAGTTGAAACCTCAACAAGTCAAAAATACCTTCAATATCTTTGTGAAGGCGACTATTGAAAATCCAACGTTCAGTAGCCAGGTTAAGTCGGAGTGTACCTCAAAAGCTCAAGACTTTGGAAGTAAGTTTGAGCCACCGAAGACCTTCATTAAAAATACACTCAAAACTGGTATTCAAGAAGAACTCTTGGCGCTCTCCAAGTTCAAGGAAATGAAGGAACTCTCAAAGTCTGATGGGTCCCGAAAGTCAAAGATTACTGGTATTCCCAAATTGGATGACGCAAACAAAGCTGGGACTGCGCAATCCGAGAAGTGTACACTCATCGTGACGGAAGGGGATTCAGCGAAGACCCTCGCAGTTGCGGGTCTCTCTGTGGTCGGACGCGATTACTACGGTGTTTTCCCTCTTCGTGGTAAATGTAAGAATGTACGGGATGCCTCCGTGGCTCAACTTACATCGAATCAGGAGTTCAATGACCTCAAGAAGATTTTGGGTCTTCAACAGGGTAAGGAGTATACAACTGTCTCTGACCTCAGATATGGTCGTCTCATGATTATGACTGATGCGGATAATGATGGTTCACACATTAAAGGTCTCATTCTCAACATGATACACTATTTCTGGCCAAGTTTACTTAAATTGGGATTTGTTGTTTCTATGGTGACCCCAATTATCAAGGCAACCAAGGGTGCTCAAGTCAAGTCATTCTATACTGACTCTGCGTTCCGTACATGGTTTGGAACTGGTCAATCTGGGTGGACAATTAAGTACTACAAGGGTCTCGGTACTTCAACTTCGGCGGAAGCTCGTGACTACTTTAAGAAAATTCAAGACCTCACTGTGAAGTTCGATGCGGATACTATGACGGACAAATCAATCATTTTGGCTTTCGACAAGAAGAAGGCGGATGACCGAAAGACTTGGCTTCTCGAGAGTACCGCAAAAGACCCAACAGAACTTGAGGTTGCCTATGGTTCGATTAAAACACTGGATATCACCAATTTTATTCATAAGGACCTGGTCAACTTTAGCTTGGCAGACCTTAAACGGTCAATCGCACACATGGCAGATGGTCTCAAACCGTCACAACGCAAGGTGATGTTTGCGTGCTTTCATAAAAATCTCAAAGATGAAATGAAGGTTGCCCAGTTGGCTGCGTATGTTGCAGATAAGTCCTCGTACCATCACGGTGAAGTATCTCTGGCAGATACAATCGTCAAGTTGGCGAATGATTATATGGGTTCAAATAACATCAATCTTCTTCAACCATGTGGTCAGTTCGGTACCCGTCTCATGGGTGGTAAGGATGCGTCCCAAACACGTTATATTTTCACCAAGCTTTCCAAGGAGACCCGTAAGATTTTTGACCCACGGGATGACCCAATTCTCAACTATCTCGAGGATGATGGACATTCAATTGAGCCAGACTTTTACATGCCAACGATACCATTGGTTCTTGTGAATGGTAGTGAGGGTATTGGGACAGGTTTCAGTTCTTACATACCACCCTTCAATCCCTCGGATATCAAGGCTAATATTGAGCGAATATTGGATGGAAAGCCAATCGTACCGATGCGACCATGGTTCCGAGGCTTCAAGGGACAAGTTCATAAGGAAGAGGATACTTGGATGATGGAGGGTGTTTGGAAATGGTCGGGTGCGAATATTGTGGTCACCGAATTACCCCCAGGTCGTTGGACACAAGATTACAAGGAGTATTTGGATGACCTCGTGGAAAAGAAACTTATCCAAAACTTTACGAACAACAGTACAACTGATGATGTTCACTTTGAAATTATGGGATACACTGGGACTGACCTCATCAAGGACCTCAAGTTGCGTAAGACCTTTCACGTGTCCAACATGCATCTCTTTCACCCAGTCAAAGGAATCTACAAGTACTCGAGTCCAGAAGAAATCCTGAAGGACTTTGTAGAACTTCGACTTGAACACTACAAGAAGAGAAAGGAGCACCTCATCAAGGTTCTCGAGACCAGAGCCACTATGTGTGGATACAAATCAAAGTTTGTGACGATGGTGATAAATGGAGATATCGTCGTCTTCAAGCGCAAGAGGGACGATTTGGAGCACCAGTTGTCTACGATTTTCCCCAAAATCGCTGGAACCTATGATTACCTTCTCAACATCAAGACTGTGCAGTACACCGAGGAAAGTGTAAAGGAGCTTCTCTTAGAGTCAAAGCAGGCGAAGTTGGAATTGGAAGAAATGAAAAAGACAAGTCACATTGATATGTGGAAATCTGATATTAAAAATATGTAAGTCATAGATAGGTATGGGTGAAGCTGCGAAAATATCGCTCAAGGCTATTGGGAAGCAAGATACATACTTGCTTTCCAAAGATCCAGACGAATCCTTCTTTAAATACACCGCCAATAAAAGACATTCAGACTTTAGAAAGTATCATAGAAGTAAGAATATTGTAAATCCGGGTACTATAGGGAATTGGCCATTTGGTCAAACTATAAAAGTACAATTCAATCCAACAAATATGGGCGACCTTCTGAGTAATATGTATGTGAGCATAACTATGCCAGGTATTTCAACTGGGAACTATGCGGACCAGTTGGGACGACATATTTTTAAGAGCGTGACTATGTTTGTGGACGACATCGAGGTTGAGAAGATTTACGA